TCTGTTGACCAAGATGTACCATCATATCTTTCAGCTTGTGCTGTTCGTGTTCCTGGATTAGGAGTTTGAGTTCCACCAAAAACTAATCCTGATGTTGCAGCTCCACCGGCTCCACCATAATTGTGTGACAAATTAGCATCATTTCCAGCAGACCAAGATGTTCCGTCATAATTTTTAGTTTTTTCTGCATATCCTGCAGCGACACGTCCTTGAACAAAAGCATCACTAGTTGTTCCACCCCCAGATGTCCCTTGAGCCCAATCTGGTATATCTGCTCCAGCTGTCCAAGTAGAACCATCCCAAGAAGAAGTACTTGTACCAGCACCTGCCCCACCTTCTCCAGAAATTGCTAAAGCTGCTGTTTGTGCTGCTGCACCTCCAACTGTTGCGTGACCTGATCTACCTATAGGTAAAGTAGGGTTTGAAGTCCAATTTGTACCATCAAAATCGAAAGAAGAAGTATTTGTTGCTACAGGAGACCCTGGAGTATTACCCCCAGCAGTTATCCCTGCAGATATAGGACCATCAGCATCTAAACCATTAAGAGGTGTTGGTACTGAATTTAAAGTTGTCCAAGAAGAACCATCATATGAAAAAGCATCAGCTTTTCTTGCAGCACTTGTTGATCCACCAGCAACAAGGGCTGTCGTACTTGATGCACCAAAACCAAAAGCATCTCTAACAGCTTGTGGATAAGCACCTTGTGTTGTCCAAGCTGCTGTTAGAGATGCTTGTCCTTTTAAAAGATTGGTAGTTGAGTTATACCAAATCTCTCCTACGATAGGATTACTAGGATCAGAAGCTCTGATCGGTATATTTGTTCCATTTATATTTATATAATCTGCCATAATTTTTTAACTTGTTGTTAATGTTTTTGTTACAGGACCTGCACCAGTCCATAATTCAGTTGCTAAAGTATTTTGATCAGGACCACTGTTATCATAACCTCCAGCTATAAATGCACTAGCTCCAGTTCCACTACCACAACTATTAACACGTTGGGAGCTTAAGTTTGCAATTACAGTCCAACATGTCCCATCCCATTGTTCATTAGGAGCAACTGCTGGCCAAGACGTAGCTGCAAATAATGCACTTGTTGAAGATGAAAAAGTACCTGCAACATTTTGAGATCCATTATTTAATGAATTAAGTGTAGTCCAAGAAGTTCCATTCCAATTAACAGTAGCATTAGTTATACCTGGAGCCGCCTCTCCTCCATATAAAATAAAAGCGCTTTGTGATGAACCCGATCCTCCTGCGTTATCTACTGCTGTTGGTGCTGAAGTAACAGCAGCAACACATGTTCCATCATAATCATAAGCTTGATTTAATTTTGTAGGCGGATCTCCACTAGAACCAGCAGCAATAAAACCAGCTGTTTGTGTTCCTGTTCCTCTTGCAGATCTTGTTGTTTGTGCTAAAGTTCCTGGTGACGTTGTCCAACTAGAACCATTATATTCATTAATAGTGGTGTAAAGAGTAGAAGGACCATTCTGTCCTCCAGCAAAAACAGCTGCAGTTTGAGTTCCAAAACCAACTCTTGAATATCCAGATACGGGACTTCCAGTACCCGTACTCCAAGATGTCCCATCCCAGTTGGATGTTTGATTAATATGAGCCGAAGAAGAAACACCCCCATTTGCAACGGCTGCAGTAACACTACCTGTTGATTGAAAAGCCCTCACAGATGTTCCGGTCATATTGTTTCCAGTTGTCCAAGCTGCTGTTGCATAGCCTTCCACCTTAGCCGTATTAGAAGTCGAGTTATACCACACCTGTCCCGTTGTTACAGGGCTAGGATCTGATGCAAGGTACTGTACCTTCTGTCCGAATATGTCGTAATAAGTTGCCACTTATATTTACTCCGTTAATGTTATATCTGTTGGTCTTGTAATCAGTTCAAAGCCAGCAGTTGGTGCTTTTTGATCTGCAGGTAATGCATCCCAATCAGCTTGTGCTTGAGTTACTTCTGCATCTACAATCGCTTGTGCTTCAGATAAAGTTTTGTGAGTGCCATTGACTCTAGAAACCCATCCGTTAGCATCTTGATTGTGAGCATTCACTCTCCACACTTCACCAGGAAAACCTTTAAATTCAAGTTTTACTGCATCATTGTGCATAATGAAACCTTTACCCCAGTTTTCTGCTACGCAGTATTGATATGTTTTATGTGCCATAGTTTATCCTCCTTAATTTTTTAACTTGTTGTTAATGTTTGTGTTACTATTCCTGGACCGATGTATTCTTCTGTTGCTGTACTGTCAGGAGATTCTCCACCTGCTAATAATCCTAAAGAAGAAGTTCCAAGTCCACTCCTATTACTTATATTATCACTAGATGATGTTCCTGTACTCCAATTTGTTCCGTCCCATAATTCTGTATTAACTCCTTGTTTTTTTACAGCCAAAGCTAAAGTTCCAAAAGCTGCTCCACCCCCTGCAATAGGTTGACTATTAACAGTTGTCCAACAACTTCCATCCCAAGATTCACAATTTGCAACATTGCCTCCAGAATATCCACCCATTCCAAGAGCAGCAGTACTAGATCCTACACCCGCATTGGATCTTCTTGCAGTATTTAAATCTGCAACTTCAGACCAAGTTGATCCATTATATAATTCTGTAAGAGCAACTCCAGTAGTTGGACCTAATCCACCATATACTATTCCAGCTGTATTAGATTCAATAGATCCTGCAAGATAACCTCTTCCAGAATTTAAAGCAGGAGTACTAGTCCAACAAGTCCCATCCCAAGATTCTGATAATGTTGAGAAAGGTTGTGTTCCTGCCGCTAATGCAGAAGTTTGAGTTCCACCTGCTCCCATACCTGTTGTGTCTGCTGGTGCTCTGCTCATATCATTAACTTCTGTCCAAGCTGTTCCGTCATAAGATTCTGTATTATACTTAACAGGTGCTTGTCCACCAAATACTAATGCTGCATTTTGTGTTCCTGCTCCATTTTGAGCAAAATATCTAGCAGTACCTAAAACTCCACCTGTTGACCAAACGCCTGCTGCTTGATAACTTTGTAACTTAAAAAGATTATTAGCAGTGTCATACCAAATCTGACCTTCAATCGTACCTGTATTAGATGCCAACGACTGAACAGCCGCTCCTTGGATCTCTCTGTACTCAGCCATTATTTAACCTTTAACAGCCAACCTTGTGTTCCGTCTGTGTACACTAAAGTGTTAGCTGCCCTTTCAGTTGAAACTGTTAAGTCAGCTGCAGAGCCTTGAATATTTTCTGAATTTCTTCCAATTGTTAAATTATTTGTATCAAATGTTCCTGCGTAATCTATGAATGCAACTTCATCACCAATTGTTGGAGATGCGGGTAGTGTCATTGTAAATGCACCAGATGTAGTATTTAAAAAATAACCTTCACCTGCAACTGCAGTAAATCCTGTTGTTTTAACTACTTGCCAATCTGTGCCACCAGAAATATCTCCAAACGATGCTGTTGTACCATCTGTTGTTAAAATCTGTCCTACGGTTCCCATAGTGATTCCACCGAAAGCACCAGAGTCATTAAATTGAAGTTGTTTGTCACTTCCTCCTGGAGGTGAAGCTAATGCAATATCATTTACATTTGTCCCATCTGAAAACACATATTTAAAACCTTTATCTGTTGTTGCAAAAGTTACTCCTGTTCCTGAAACAGTTTTAAACGCAACTGTAAAAGAACCTGTAGTTCCATTTTCTAAGATATATGTTTTTTCAATTCCGTCTGGAATTGTTACAGTTTGATTTCCTGTAATTGTTCCTGTAAATTTTATAACTGCATTTCTCGCATTTGAAATAGTTTCGGGAGTCATTGCAAGAGTAGTTGTTTGTACCCCACCTGCTATAGATACAGCTTCATAACCTGCAATAGCTTGTTGTACTAAATTTAAATTTGTATTTGTTTTATCACCCCATGTTCCAGCGTTCTCGCCAGTAACCATAAGTTCGAGTTGAAGATCTGTTGAATATGCTGATGTCATTTAAAAATTCTCCTATTAAATTTATATTTTACTATTATTAAGCTGCTAAATCAACCTCTGACCATACATTAGTTACATTTGGATCTATCTCAGCCCATGCTGTAATGTTGGCTGTTCCAACACTAGAACTCATTAAAATACCAGTTAAACTTATGTCTGCGTTAGCAGTAATTGTTACACTTCCTATACTAGCAGATAATGACTGACCTGTAACCTCTGCCACCGATACAGCGTCTGCATCCCCAATAGACATTGCCATAGAGAACCCTGTAACTGACACCGTAACGTCACTAAATGCAGTCTCCTGACCAAGTTGTAAAGTTGCTACATTTCCAGTAACATCTACCTCTTGGTTTAAGTCTGCTACTGCAGTTCCAATTGTAGAAGTTAAGCCAATACCGGTTACTGATAAATTTGCATCTGCTGTTGTTGCTACAGATCCAAGACTCATGGTAGCTGCTATTCCATCTACAGCAGGTCCTGCTGTAATAATTTCTAATACTTGACCAATACTTGTATTTAATGTGTGCTCAGTAACATTAATAGATATATTACCATCAGCTGCAATATCTACAGAACCTATTCCCGTAGACATCTGTAAATTAGCAGCATCTAATTTATTAAATGTTGCTTGACCAATGTTAGAATTTAAAGTTATTCCAGTAATATCTACTTCTGTATCTGTAAAAGCAGTAACTGATTCAATACTTGAAGTTAATTGCTGACCTGTAGCAATAATCGTTATATCTGTAAATGAAGTTTCATCTCCAAGAGATGCTGTTAAAGATATACCATTTACTTGAACAGTGTAAGCATCACCCCATACAAGGTTGCCCCACTCAACTCTTCCCCAACCTGTATTAAGTTCTTCAGTGGTAGTAACTATTCCTATATTAGTTGATAAAGATATTCCAGATACATCTATGGTAGCATCAGATAGATCTCCCCATTCTCCAGCGCCCCAGGCTTTTGCGCCCCAACCTAAATTTATTTGTGCATCAGTAGTAACTGAGTTTATTGAAAATGATGCTAAAAGATTTGTGCTACTTAGGGATAAAGTTTGGTCGCCGAGTGTACCCCAGTTTCCAAATCCAAATGTTTCTTGTCCCCAAGCAGCCATATCATTTTATACCTTTATTAAGCTATTCTTAAAATCGCAGCAGATGTTGTAAATGCAGGGAACTGAACTGTAAATGTTCCAGCTGTTGCAGTTTTGTCTCCACCGAAATCTAATACAGCAACTGCATCAGTAGTACTTGCACCACCATCAGTTGTTGTGTTGTAAATCAAAGCACCTCTTGCAGTAAGAGTTACTCCTGTAAATGATAAATCAGCAAAATCAGTAATAGCTATTGCTGAAGATACTTTAACACCTTGATTAATAAGTGTTCCACCACCTGCAGTATAACCTGAAGATGATACTTCATTTCCTGTTGTATAGTTTTCAGTTGAAGCACCTAGTGTTGCTGCTGATGTATACATTGCTAATTTATATGTATCAGATGATGTATCAAAATCGTGTTTTCCTTGAAGTAATTCTTTTTTAAAAGAATTACAGATTGCGTTTGTTGTTATTGCCATAATTTTTCTCCTTTATATAATTTTATGGTGATGGTGAAGGTACCTTAACTCTAGGTACACCACTATCGTATTCACTTCGTCTTCTTCTCCCCATTTGCTGTAAAGCAAATGAATTGACTTCTTCATCATACTTGCTTTTATTCATACTGTAAAGATTGTCGGGTCCTTTTAAATAAAGAAAAGCTTCAGTTAAAACTCCGTGTTTCAACATGCTTTCTTGATATACAGAAAGAAAAGTAGTATTCGTTGTCGTAAATTGAGGTGGGTCAATAATATAATTAATTTGAACTTGATAAGTAGTTAAATCAGGAATAGGTGCTACCAGTATATTAAAATCATCCCAATTAGCAAAAAATGCAGGTAAGCCTGTAGTTCCATCACTATTATATTCAGAAATAAAACTGGTTTCTCTTTTCTCTAAAAAAGATCTATCACCATTAGCTTTAATAACTTGTACTGATCTTACAATCATACAATCTGCGGGTAAGCTTACATATCTGTTGTTTTGAGTAAAAGTAGAAGTAGAGTATTTTCTTAAATCATCATAATCTACTTTTCCAGCTACATCTAATTCAACTGTTCTAATAAAACCTTGAATAATAGTGTCCGTTAATACATTAGAATCTACTTCTGTGTAGTCTCTTATTTGTGTTAAAAAATTTGCATATGATATAGCCATTATGTAATCTCCACAGTAACTGAATTTAAATTCATATTAATTTGTCGTCTTCTATTTTGTTCTGCACTATTATCAGGCTGCATTCCAGAAGACTGAAATGCAAATTGTCCTGGTAATGTTAAATCAATTGTAGTAAATATAGCACCTCCAGAAAGAAATGTGAAATCTTGTGTTCTAGAATTTTTTAAAGCTATCGCATCTGCTTTAACTGTTTTTCTTCTTATTTGAGGATGCTTAGACTCAAACTCAGAAATGTGTACTAAAGCTCCAGTCCATTCTCTAACCATTTCTTGGTAAGGAAATGACATACCAGATCTATCTGATATTGCATGAGATCTTTTACCTGTTGCATAAGCCATTATACACCATCTCCAAAGTAAGTTTGAGGTGAAATATATAAAGAAGTTCTAGAACCATCTTCGTCTAAAGCTCTTTTCATTTCATCTTCATAAGCTAGTTTCAACATTTGAGATCTGTCTGGAGCTTTTAAAAAAGATAAATAATAAGAAAGGCCTGCTACCATACAAGGTAAAAATCTAAAAGGTGCGTCAGGAGTATTTGTATATCCTCCAGCATCTTCAATTCTTCCAATATAATAATATTTTAAATAAGTATAAGTAGCAGCATTAGGTGTTTGATATAAATAAATTTGAGGGTTTATTTGTCTATCCACATAATATTGAGAAGGTTGTCCTACAGCTCCTTTATTGGGTAATCCAGCGTAAGTAGATCTATCTGTTTTAGTTAAAGACACATCTGTTATTGTAGGACTGTTTCCAGCTCCTGTAGATATATAAGCTTCTAATACATCACTACAATCTTGTGGAGTTGCATATTGACTTACTCCGCTTGTAAGAAGCTGTTCTTTATTTTTAATTTTCCATAAATGAAGTCCTCTATTGCCCCATTCAGAAAATAAAATATTTAAATTTCTTCTAGCTCTTTTTAAATCATAACCTGATTCAGTGGAAACTCCACATCTTTCGTATGCTTCGTCTATTATCTCATCTACGTTTAAATCAAAAGTTGTTGTTCCTGATGAAGCCATTATAATATATCTCTATAATAATTTAATTTAATTTTATCTGTTTTAGTTAATTTTGTAGAACCATGTAATTTTACAGCCTCAACTTTATCTGCTTTAGCAAATTTTTTAGACTGTCCTTTACCTAAATCAATAAGTTTTTTACCACTAGCTTTAGCATATCTTTTAAGCCCATATCTAATGCCAGCAGTGAATAAACCACCAATTAATAGTCTTTGTGCTTTCACTAGATCATACCTTTGTAATAATCTACTAAAGATTGATTAGAAATAGTTTCTCCGTCTATACTTGAATTTATAGAAGATCCATTATATTCCATTTCACCACCTTTTGATTTTTTAGGCACACAATTAGGTACTTTACGTCCACTTTTAGACTTCATACCAATCATTTCATACCCTTTCCAACAAGGTCCTTTTTTAGACATATTTTTCTCCTTTTATTTCTGTGCCGCGGCATTGAGAGTGTATAACTTCTCCTTTTTGCGGTTGTACAACTTCTTGGATTGTATCACTTTTAAATAAAAGATTCTAGACCTTAGCTTTTTTGCTATTGGATTTTTTTTTAACATGATCACTATCTTTCATAAGCTTTCCATTTGGCATAAAATGATACCCTAATGGTGCTTTTTTCTTTCTAGCGCCTCTAAGTTGACCGTCTATTTGTACTGGTATTTGCCCTCTTGTTATAGCCATTATAAATCTACCGCTTTTCCTATTATTGGTTTATATTTAGTTTTACCATCTTCTCTAAATGCATGCAAGAACTGCTTCCTAGGTTTATCTTCAATATAACTACAATGACACCATCCGCTGTTAGGTTCTCCTTTTTTGTAGAACTCGAGAATCATTTGATCAAAATCTAAATTTTTATATATCCAATCACAAAGCTCAGCATTGTCGACTCCTGGACACTCGAAGTCAACGGCTTCTGCATCACAGTGTTGACTGTTAATAGAACTTCCTATAGCAACTGATAACTCAGGTGATCTGTAACAACTTGTAACGACTACCGGACCAAAATGGTCTCTTACAGGCTGTAAAATATTATCACACAATAGTTTTAACTTTGCTATCTGGTCTGAGTTAGGATTGTTATCTATGCCCTTACGGACAGCTGTGTCCGATTTAATTAATTCTTGAAGAGTGAAGTTACGTGATAAGTTCATTTATTGACAGGATAAACAC